GGTGGCGGAGGCGGCGGCGGAGGCGGCGGCGCAAGTTGGTACGGTAGACAACACGGTGGACGCGGCGGAGACGGCGGAGACGGTCAAGGCTGGAACACAACCCATAACTCTGGTCAAAACAGTGGTAGAGGTACAGCAAGCTGGCAAAACAATGGCGGCGGTGGCGGTCAAGGCGGTACGTACGGTCAAGACGGAAACGGCGGAGGCAACGGTGTTGCCGGTGGTTATCGCCTTAACAGGTGGTATCAACCCCCCGGAAGTGGTGCAAGTGGAGGAGCTGCTGGTGCAGCCGTAGAGTTAGCCTCTGGTATAAGTTATACACTAAGTAATTCAGGTACAGTACACGGAAGTTCATAATTAATTTTGGAAATACCGGTAATAAAAATACCTCCAGTAGAAAAAATAGAAACAATATCTATACCTTTACCAACAGCAGACGTACCTTTTTATATACCTTTAGTCGTTCCACCTAGCGACTTAAAAGAACCTGAAGGAGTACAAGCTGAAGCATCAGAAGAATTAGATACAGGTATAAGAAACGTAAATATACCAATATTAGATTTTCAAGTACCTTTACCAGAAAACGAAATACTTATAACGGCTTCTACAACAGCAGTCGTTTCCGTAGCTGCAACCCTAACTGCAACAGCAGCTTTTAAATGGGTTGTAACAGCTATGAAACCAATACTCAAAACAGCATGGAAGAAACTAAGCACAAAGAAAAAGGATTCTTTGGCAAAGTAAAAGACATTGCGTCAGAAAAAGAATATCAAGTCGAATTTGTTGGGACAGTCGTAAGGCTAGGTGTTGTTGTCTGGTCAGGGTTCATTATCACTATGAACTATGTTGACATACCTGTAATTAAAAAAGCAGGTAACTCAGATATCACTTTCGTAGCCAGCGTATTTACAGGCGCACTAGCCACATTTGGTTTGACTACTGGTAAGAACGGTAGCAAGCCACCAACATGTCCTATGGCAAACAAAGACAAACCAAAAGCATGAAAAAATTAATTCTGCTTTTAGCTCTGTTATCACCCGGCATAGCTAGAGCCAATACAGTCACTCCTCAGTTCACAACAGGGAGTATGAACTCTACGACTACTACAACTCAAACTATCGTGGAGACAGAACAGGTCCAAGTTTTTGGGGCAGCCCTAAACACTTGGTCAGGTACAAACATAACAGCATCAGCAAGTGCTGGTATAGCTGGTGGTGATGCAGTATTTACAGTTACTGATAACACATTACCGTGGTCACTAGAAACAACAACAAGAGCAGCAGGCTTAGTAGAGCAGCGAGATTATACGCGCAATTACACAATAAACTCTACTACTACTTCGCTCTCTGTATTCTCTCAGTAAGTCCAGTACTAGCTGAAGGAGACACAAATAATAATAGTAATCCTGTGGCAGCAGCCACGGGAAATGTAACCAATCAAGCTGTCCAATTTCAAAATAACGGAGCACCAAGTCGTCAATCTTTCGGTAATAACATTTCGTGCAATGGAAGCACGATGACTTTCTCTCCTTTTTATATGGGCAACGATACGGAACCACAGACAGAAGATGGTTACGTCATATCAGAGAACTGGGGTTTTCAAATTAACTTTTCAGTTCCTTTAAACAGAAATTTGACTAAGCAATGCGAACGCATGGCAGAAAGTCAGATCAATAAAAATAAACTCGATTTCGAGTTGGTTCGTGCACTCAAATGTGCCGAGCTCCAACAAAAGGGTTTCACTATCAGACCGGGCACACGTGTCTATCACCTTTGCTCAGATATTGTCCCTATTCAATCACTTTTACCCAAGAAAAAATAATGTTAGCAATTCTAAAACCAGTTATCTTAAGCTTCGCAAAGTCAGAAAAATTCAAGATTTTTGTAATTCAGTGCTTAGAAAAATTAGTAGCTCAAACAGATAACAAGCTTGACGATCAAGCTGTAGCAGTAGTTAAGAAAGGTTTAGGCATCGTCTAATGGCTAACGTCAGTTTAAAAATCGGCAAACATAAAAGCCGTACTGGCGGACTCACCAAAGCTGGTAGAGAAAAATACAACAGAGCTACAGGCTCAAACCTTAAAGCACCCCAACCGGGTGGAGGTCCTCGCAAAAGATCATTTTGCGCCCGTATGTCAGGGGTAAAAGGACCAATGAAAAAACCAAACGGCAAGCCAACTCGTAAGGCTCTTGCCCTTCGTAAATGGAAATGTTAATTATGCCCGGACATTACGGAAAGAAAAAACCGACTGGTCAGTTAAAGCTGAACATGAAAAAAATGCCTCCTGAAGTACAAAAAAGACTTATGGCGGCAATGAAAAAGAAAAAGAAAAAACCATATAACCCATATGGACAAGGTTCAAGAATGAACCCATCAAAAGCTAGTTACACAACAGGACCATGAGAAATAGAAAAAGTTGCGGATCCAAAGGCAAAGGTGGAAAGAAGGGGTATAGATAATGGCTAAACGCGGACTCTATGCAAACATCCACGCCAAACGTCTAAGAATCAAAAAAGGTTCTGGCGAAAAAATGAGAAAACCCGGAGCTAAAGGAGCTCCTACTGCTGCCAACTTTAGACGTGCAGCTAAAACAGCTAAAAGATAATGAAAAAGAAAGCAACCGAAGATCAATTCAACGAGTTGCATAATCTAGTTACTAAGGAGTTCCTATCTCGCATTAAAGCTGGAGAGGCAACTACTCAAGACTTAAAGGCAGCCTGCGATTGGTTAAAAGCTAATGATATTAGCGGTGTTGCTTATGACGGAAACCCTCTGTCAAAGCTTGCACAGGTTATGCCAACTGTTGATCCAGAATTAGTACAGGCGAAACTCTATGGCAGGAACAGCTAAATACTATAGATCCAACCCAGAAGCTAGAGCAAAAAGACTCAAGCAACAGAAAAAATACAACAAAACTAAAAAGGGCTTAGCCCTGCGTGTAAATGCAAATCGACTTAATCGACAACTTGGTACGTATGGAAATGGCGACGGCAAAGATGCTGCACATTACAAGGGTAGTACTACCAAAGGAAGATTACAGAAACCATCTGAAAACAGAAAAAGCCGACTCAAAATACGTAAATGACCCCTCTATTACCTAGTCCAAAACATTACTTACAAAACCTAATAACCATGACAAGTTCAGATTCTAAAAGGCTCTGGAGAAGAGCTATTAAAGAGCACTTCAACTGTACATGTGTTTATTGCGGAGAAACTTATGAATTTAAAGAACTTACACTCGATCACGTCAAGCCTCGAAGCAAAGGTGGTCAAGATCTTACAACGAATGTTGTATGCGCGTGCAAAAAATGTAATGCAGACAAAGGTAGTAGTCATTGGCTCGGATGGATGCGAAAGGCATTTGGATTCCAGCCACTTAGAGAACTAATTATTCATCAACACATTATTAAAGGAACTTAAAACCATGGCAAGAAGAGGATCAGGTCTTCACTTAACTAAAGAAGGTAGAAAAAAACTTAATTTTACTAAAAAGTTAAAAGAAGAGCAGGATAAGAAAAAATATCAGCAAATTAGAAACAACAAGAATGGTAGTGGTGGAAGTACTACTAAAACTACAAAAAGCACTGGCAACTTTGTTACTAAAAATGGTAAGCGTTATTTAAAAACCTCACCTATGGGTAAAAAAATAATAGCTGACCAAAAAAGAAAATCTCTCGCTTCAAAAAATTATATGAGCAAAGAGATGATAGCTAAAAGAAATAAAAGATTAAAAATCAGAAAGTAGTAACCACACGTAAATAACAGCCGCCCCGTAAGGGGCTTTTTTAATGCCTATAGATAATATTCTTCGCTCCGCGCTGAAGAACGGGAAGAGTGCTGTCAAAAACGGTGTCAAGAATGGCGTAAAAAATGGCGTAAATGGCAACGGTTTTAAGAACGGCATACAAGAAATAACTGGTGGTCAACTAGCAAAAAAACAATATGTCGATTCGAGCCCGAACGTAATAGCGGTAAGAAAGAGAAAAAACTATGGACCACGAGCTCCGGGTACAGGCGTTAGAGCACAAAGATCCACAAGTCGTATGGGTGCTCGATCTATTATTGCTAGTGAACCAGTCAAAATGCTAAAAGCTTACCCAGATAGAAAAGAAGAAATAAACATGTGGATGCGTAACGCATATACACATGCAAGAGAAAACGGAAGTCTAGAAGGATATCCAAACTATGTTGGACCTGACGGCAGAAGTTGGAGACCTAAACCTAGTCAGAGTGCATTTGAAGGTCTTAGATTAAAAGGCGATGATAAACAAGCCAGAGCTAAGACATTACAAAAAAGATCTAACAGAGAACGACCTTGGTCAAAAAAAGCAGGACAAGACGCGATATACGCAGCCTTACTGAAAATTGGCAAAGAGCATCATTACGACAAACTCATACAAATAATGAAGAAAGACTTCAATAGAAAAATGAGAATGCTTGGTGGTAAGACAAAAGGACACTTTATATCTCTTGATAACGGTGGTTTAGATGTTGCAGAAAACTTTGGACCACAAGCTGGTAAAAGTACAAAAGTAATGCGTGACGGAAGACTCAGAATAAAAAGAGGTAACTATTCCGAACAGGCAGATAGTACTGTCGGATTTGGTTCAGGAAAGGGCGTAGATAATTGGGACGATTACGTGCGTATGAAGCTCCCAGAGCTCGAATAACATATTTATCCACATTCGTACATGACCGACGTTTTAACGTCCTTACAGGGCGATTTCAAGCTGTTTCTGCAAGCATTATGGGACCAGCTTGATCTCCCTTCACCAACAAGGGCACAATATGCCATTGCAGACTACTTACAACACGGACCAAAACGTCTACAGATCCAAGCCTTCCGAGGAGTCGGAAAAAGTTGGATTACTGGAGCGTTTGTGTTGTGGACACTCTTCAATGACCCAGAAAAGAAAATAATGAT